TTTCCTTATCTTCACGATACTTAATTAGAGCCGCAAGAAACTCCTTGTTATTAACGTAATGCTCTGACCTTTTTCTTTTGGTCATGACTGCTGTGGTTATCATAAGTTTTTATCATTATTATGTAGGAATTATAACACCTAAACAAATAGTTGACAAGGTACTTCAAACTCTGTATAATTACCTTTGTGATGGTTGATAAGTTAATTTAGCTATTTTTATAAAGCTTTTCCAATATTTCTTTGGCATCATTTACATTTGAAATGTATCCCATTTTACGACTGAGTTTGGATTCATTTCTATTTTCTTTATTTGATTGCCTTATGTAATTTTGATACATAATAATCATTTCAATATCCGACGATTCTGAGATTGTAAGAACATCGGATAAGTTAATTATAAACATATCTTCCTTTGTTGTTTTTAACCAAGGTTCAAGTTTATATCCCATTACTCCCATTCTGCCTTTGATTTCAGATATGGTAATTGGATTTGATATAATCAACATGGTCCTATCTTCTTCCTCAGAAGCAGCCACTTTGGCAAAGATTTCTTCGCCTGATTTTAATTTTACGGTTGCATAAAAATCTTCTTCAATTCCCATTTTTCTTAAGTTGTATCGTAATTATTTCATAATTGAAGTTCTCTTCATTATAGATTTTAATCCTTTCAATGAGATGATTTAGTGTATAATTTTTTCTTGAATTGTAAGTACAATCATCAGCAATATCATAAAGAACAGCTTTTGTTTTATTTTTTCCCTTTCTCAAGACTCTTCCGATTGATTGGAGGTTTCTGACTCTTGATTTACTAGGGGAAGCAAAGATAACATTATGTAAATTTCTAATGTTAATACCAGTAGAAAAAGTGCCGTAAGAAGCAACGATGATTGCATTATTTTCTCTTTCTGTAATTTCTCTGACTAATTCTCTCTCTTCAGTATCAACACCACCATGAATGAAAAATACTTTACGATCATCTCGCTTGTTAGTATTTATCTTTTCATAGAGTATTGCTCCGTGAGTTTCAACCCGACTAAAGAGAATAAGACTATTTCCTTTTAGATCTAAGGATAAATTTGTTATGAATTTATTTCTTTGATCATGGGAAATCAAATATTGAATCTCATCTTCATAAGTCTCAAACTTTTGTGGAGGATGTTTCAATACTAAACATTGAATGTCTAATTGTGAAAGATGTCCTTGCCTCATCAATTCTTCAGTTTTGGTTACTTTATATGAAGGTCCAAATAAACCTTCAAGTACCCATTTATGAGTCTGTGTTCCATCTAGAGTTCCTGTAAATCCAAAACGATATTTTGCATGGTGAAGTTTGGTCATAATCTCAATAAGAGATTTGCTCTTGAATAAATGAGCCTCATCACCTATAATGACTCCATAATCCTCAAAGAATGAACGATCTAGTTTATAGACTGATTGCCAAGTTGTAATAGTTACCGGATATTCATTCGTTTTTTCTCTACCAGAATAAATGCGGTGACAATATGACTCAGCATCCCAACCATAATCAAGGAAATCCTTGTACATCTGCTCTACAAGAGATGTCGTCGGAACAACTAGAAGAATTTTTTCGCCTCTATCCACATAATATCTTACGAGGGAATAAATCATCAGTGATTTGCCGCTGGCAGTGGGGCTTATCAATAGTTTTCTATTATGCTTTAGGGCACCATATACTCCCTCAATCTGGTATTTCCTGGGAGTATGAGCACAAATGGAATTCATATAATCCCTAACACCCTCATAAGAGATGTGATCATTCTCTTCATATGGAGTGCCATAGAACTTATTATCTTCAAACTTATAAGTGTATCCATATTGGTTGCAGAAGGATACAATCTTATCTAAGAGACCAACATAGATTTGTTTGGATCTCATGTCATATAGATGAATTTCCCCATTCCAATTTCTTCCACGGTACTGGGGCATAAACTTTGCATTTGGAACCTCAAACTTAAAGTGATCTCTAAGTTCATATTCAATATGAGGTTCCGTATTGATTTTTAAAAATACTTCGTTGGACTTGGAAATAACAAGATTTGCTGTAGTGTCAATCACATAAATCCATTCATCTGTAAGTATTTATTTACCCCAGACCAGCATTAAATCTCATAAACTCAATTGCATTTTTAACTTGATATGTTCTGTTTTGAATCATTTTAAGAATGCTTTCAATATAGACTAGCATTGTATCGTAGTAATCTATTTTTAGGCATACTGTAGAAAGTTTTTCGTCAGCATCAAGATACTTTTGCATGGTATCTTTATCTCTTATTTTCTTTGGAAAGGGATTGTCAATATAAACATCAGGATCAGCCTTTCCAGAATAATATTCATATCTTTCGTGCCTTATATTTCTTTTCTGCTGCTCTGCCTTCTTTCTCAAAAGAAAAATTGTATTATACAGTTCAAAATATTTCGCATGAAGAATGGGAATGTTTAAAGATTCTGTATGTAAATTATCTGGGTCTATTTTTGAGTCCTTTTCCCACATTCCTTGAATTGTATCAAGATCAATCGTCATAGGGGATTGCCAGCCAAATCAGTTATATTGTAAATAGTATACTTGAAACTTACGTCGGCTGTAAAGTACTGAATGTCAGTATCCGTTGCATCAAACGTAATTGTTGACAGCGAATATGGAAATAAATCCTTGAAGAAAACTTGAAACTTAGCAACCAAATTGCTACTTAGAACTTGCAGTGTTCCATCCGAATAAATGTTTTGGCGATCATTTAAGTATTTTCCTTGAATTATTCCTTCATTGCTCAAGTCTCTGAATTGCTGAACACTTTCTGGATATCCAAGACCTCTGATCCAGTTTTGGATTTCCATATAATTTTCTAAGTTCTCATCAACGAGAAATCTTAGATTCAGATCGCCAAATACTATCTTATCTCCAGGGAGATCAATATCTTTTAAGTATGATGGTTGTGATGCAAGGCCAAGATTTAATTCCGGAATATTTGCTTGGTTGCAAAAGAATGCCACCTTTGGACTTCTTTTTAATACAAACTTAAATCCTGTTGGCGATAGAAAATTTCTATTTTCTATCTGGGAAGGTCTAGACATTTTTTTAAATATTTAGAATAACTTTGTCCTATTTTCTTTATAATGCCTAATTCTGTGACAATTTGAACAAATCATAATACATTTTTTTACTTCTTCCATTATAGTATTAATATTTCCATCTAATCTCGGAGCAATCTCAAAAGATTTTAAACTGGGATCTATATGATGAAAATCATAACAACAGACTGGAAAACTATTTCCACAATCATGACATTTGTTGTTAAAGTGTTCAACTAGTTGTTGCTTATGTTTATCTCTCCTTTCCATAACATTAATTCTATGATTCTCCGCTTTTCTCTTAGTTTTTCCTTCCCCATAGTATCCAGATAAATTTTTAATAGGCCTAGGCATCGCTCACAATACGTTCTTACATTTTATATATAAAAAAAGAGACCCTTTCGGGTCTCTTGAAATCTAATATGAATAAATATCACATTAAATTTTTAACAGCAACTCTTCTGTAGTAACGGTTAGAGTTGAGGTTAAGAGCACCTTCACCAACCTTAGTGCCTTCTGCAAATGGGTTAGCAACCATACCATAACGAGTCTTAAACCCGATTTTTGGCTGGAAGGTGTTCTCGCCAACAGCACGAACCATCTGGAGAGGAACGTATGGGCAATAGAACAGACCTGCATCATAAGGTGAAGAACCCTTATAACCAACAACATAGTACTGGTTACCTGGAGTTGCGTTAGCGGAAGTCAGGTTAGCAGCATATGGGTCGATATAAACACGGAATTTGCCCATTAGAGTACCAGCAAAAGTATTGCCAGTATCATCTACTTGAAGGTTTGCATTCAGTGCAGGGGTGTAATCAAGAACACCAGCCATGGTCAGTGCTGAAGCAACGTCAGCAGAGCACATGATGATGTTGCCCTTTCCGCGACGAGTTCTTTGTGCAATTGCGTTTGCATCACGCTCGATTTGGAATAGAAGACCCTTGAACTTCTCAACTGACCAACGACCATTGGAGTCGATGTCTAGGTCAAAGATACCAGGAGTTGCAACGTTTTGTACTGCACCCTGTTCAGCAACCTTATAGATGGTTCTGATAACTTCGCGGTTGATCTCAGCAAGAATCTCAGTTGAGAGAATGTTTGCGAGTTCCGCTTCAGCATTCAGACCGTGGATTGCCTTCAGGTCTTGTGCAAGCTCAAGGCTGTATTCTGCCTTCAGTGCTCTTGACTTGGCGGTAACAGTGACCTTCTCGATTGAGAAAGCCATCTGGTTGAAGTGACCTTCAGTACCATCTCCAAGTGCTTCAGCATCATCGGTGCGAAGACCTTGACCTACGTTATATGAAGTTGAGTTTACGCCAACAGGGTTCAGAACTGATGGGTTAGTACCTGCTTGTGCAGTAGTACCCATACCAACACCAGCAGCAGTCATGCCATCGGTGTTGTTGAAGTTTGAACTCTGACCAGAGAAGGCAGTATCTGCTTCGTTGAAGAATGCTTCAGTGCCACCCTGAGTGGTGTAGCGTGAACGCATTGCGAAGATGAGTCCAGTAGGACCGCTCATTGGTTGAACGCCAGCCAGGTCATAAGCGACCAGGTTAGGCATTGAACGACGAATCAGGGAGATCAGAACTGGATCGAAACCAGCAACGGTCTGACCACCTGCACTCGTGTATCCACCATTACCAACTGCGTTGGTTGGTGCTTCTGACAGGAATGAACCTGACTGTTCGAAAGCAGATTGCTCACGAAGGAATTTTTCTTGGTTTTCGAGCAGGACAGCGGTTACAGCTCTCTTATGTGAATCTTTGATTGACTCAAGACCCTCATAGTTGAGGAGAGGTGCCCACTTTTCCTGCAGATGCTCGGAATGGAACATTTGCTTTTACCTTTGTAGTGTGGTTGTTTACGTTTGAATTAATATTAAATTCAGTTATTTGCTGAATGCTGAAAGAGTCTTCAGGTAAGCAGACATTGGACCAGAGATTGACTCAGGTGAACTGTCTACACCTTCTGACAGGTTTTCAGTTCTCGCAGATGAAGAAACTGCTCTTGAAGGAAAATATGATTCCCTCAAAGTCTTCATTTTTTCACGATATTCTTCTTCACTTTCAAACTCAACACTTTCGGCAAGTGAAGCGAGCTTCTCTTTCTGAGAAAGTGCAAGACCCTCAGAAATCTCATCAAAGATTCCTTGTGCAACCGACTCTGCGAGACGCTTGTTTAGGGAAACATTCTTCTCAATTTGCTCGTTGAGTTTTGTCTCCATTTCATCAAGTTTTTCTACCATGCTCTCAAGCACATCATATTTATCTTCAGGGATTGATACATAATGTTCTTCAAAAAGACCCTTCATTCCTTGAAGGAATGATTCGGTCATTTCGGTCTTAAGACCGTTTTCAATTGCAAGTGCATTTTCCTGCACCCACTCATCAGAAACATACTCAAGGTATGCATCTACACGCTCAGAAAGTTCAGACTTAATTTGCTCAACTTCCTCAGCAAGAGTAGCTGCATATTGCTCCTCAAGTGCTTCTTGGATTTCAGAAACTTTGGAGCGAATTGCTGCTTCAAAGATAATCTTTGCTTTTTCTTGGAACTCTTCAGAGAGTTCTTCACCTTCTAGAAGTGCATTGACATCTTCTTCGATATCAAATGCTTCTTCTTCTACTTCCTCTTCACCCTCTTCTTCATCATCTTCATCATCTTCATCGGTGGATTCCTTTACATTCTTCTTACCACCTTTCTTTTCATCTTCTTCACCCTCTTTTTCATCCTCTTCTTCTTCGTCCTCTTCTTCCTCTTTGGCTTCTAGGAGTTCTTCATCTTCATCATAATCTGCGTCTTCTTTCTTAAGACCCTTCATTGGATCAGCAGCTGAAGCTCCCTTATTTACAACATCCTTAACTTGCTTAAGAGTTGTTCCTGGGGTTTTTAACTTAGCTGAATCATCGGTTGAACGGTAGTTGGAAGGATCAGGACCACCCAAATCTTCCCATCCACCACTTTGACCGGCGACAGCGCCTGAAGCTAATTTTGGCATCGCTTCCGCTGCTTTTGCACCTGCATTAACAGCGGTTCTGGATTGCTTAGTGCCTACTTCCATTTCTTGTAAATCTCCACGAGACATTTGAACTCTCCGTTTAACCTTAGTTATAAACTATATTTATTTATAATTTAATAAATTACAATGAGTTTAAAAACTCATTAAAGAGTGATAATTTGTATTCCTCAAGAATACCTTGATCCACTAGGGTATTTATTCTACTTCTAGTGTTTTCTGCTACTTTTTCTCTTAACATGCCACCATCCCATACCCACTCCTTTCCTTCCATAATTCCTTGAACAAAAGCATCGGGAGCTGAAGGATCTGCTACAATATCAGCAGCAGTTGCGAGCATGAAATCTTCACCAACTTCAGTATAACCTTCTCTTGTTGATCTTACTGATCCAATACCACGAGAAGAAACCCCAAGAGTTACTCCTTCCTTTAAAAGGGACTCTGCAATTTTACCCATTGGAGTTGATAGAATTTGTGCCTTACCTACAAAATTATTTCCCTCTTTAGTGAGAGAGACAATTTTATGAGACACTCTATCGAGATTTACTGTAGGGCCATCTGGGTGTCCAAGTTCTCCAAGAGCACGACCTTTATCAACATATTGCTCAGTGTAACGCTTTACTTCTCTTTCCATTACAGGCATACGATACATTCTACCGTTCCTGTTTACAACTTCAGTTTGGAGGAAAGGTCCTTGAATATAAAGAGTTTTTTTACCGTTTACATTTTCGGTAATAACTTCTAGTGATTCAATTTCTTCTGTGATAAGTTTCATTGTTCTTAGTTGGTAAATCCTACTTTTGATGCTTTAATTGTTGATGATGTCCAAATGACATCTGTTGGTAATTTTTCTAAAAATTCAACTGAACTAGCAGGCATTGAAAAATAATTCGTAGTCGCTGCACCTACTTCAGTAGAAACACCAACAGTAACAATACCAACCGTATTATTATGAAGTCTGACACAAGTTGCATTACTTATACTTGTAGCTGCACCTGCAGAAGTGGCTGTTGAAACTTCAGATTCAAATATTTTTGTTCTTTGCATTTTATGAGATATTATTATTAGTTATTTATAATTCATTCTTAATTAACAACATATCAAAAGCAGCAGTGTATCTACCATTATTACTTCTACTTGTAAGTCTTATATCAATATCTGAATGTTCTGGAATTTGAATTGGGAATGCAAATTTATAAAAATATTCTCCACCACCTCCACTGACTTCAAAAGTGTGTCCTACTCTAAATGCAGTTCCAGTGCTGTTATATCTAACATACATGTATCCAGTAGCATCTGCGGATGCTTGAGCAGTACAAACTCCTTGATAAAGATAACCAGTATAACCATTGGGAACAGTATAAACGGACATTAGAGTTTGCCCAAGTCCTGCAAGAATTCTAAGAACTTCTGTTCCTCCTCTAGAAAAACTAAGTTGACCTATATTAGTATCACCAGTTTTTACATATCCCCTAAAAACTCTTTTGAAAGTTTTGGTTCCAGTAACTGTTCCAG